CTCGCATGGCAGGATTTCGTCGTGATCGGCACCATCGTTTGGGCGCTGCTGGACGGCAGGCGATAGCCGGGCTAGAAATGACGCGCCCCGGCCTGCGGAAACAGACCGGGGCGCAACGGACTGCCACAACCAGTCCGGCCACGATGGCGCGCCGAACCTATCGCGCGCGACGGGCCGGATCAACGTCGAAAGGGCGCTGATGGACCCGCTCGTACCAGCCGAAGTCGATCTTCGGAATTTCCACTACATGCCGCTCGACGTCGTGCGACTGCGCGACAGCGACCTCGCGGGCGTCGAGGACGCCGAGGTGTTCCGGGCTGCCGTCCTGGCGTGGTGCGCGGCTTGGCACCAAGTCCCCGCCGCCTCCCTGCCAGACGACGACGCGATCCTCGCCCGCCTGACCGGGTACGGGCGCGATCTTGCGACCTGGAAGCGGGTCCGCGAGGGCGGCGCGCTGCGCGGCTTTGTGCGGTGCAGCGATGGTCGATTGTATCACCGCGTCGTGGCCGAGAAGGCCTTGGAGGCATGGGAGAAAAAGGCCCGGCAATCGGAGCGCACCAAGCGCGCCACGGACGCCGCTGCGGAGCGCGCACGGATCCGTCGCGAATCCGTTACGGATTCCGTCGAGGCGTCCGTTACGGACTCCAAGGGAGAGGAGAGGAGAGGAGACGAGAGTAAGGGAAGCTCTACCAACGGAAACGATAGAGACAGTTCTGGATCCTTAGGAGCGCGCGCTTCGCCGCGCGCCGACCGAGGCGCCCGCCTCCCCGACGATTGGTCGCCCTCGGAGGAGGATCGCGCCTTCGCCCGCAGCCTCGGCGTCGCGGTCGATCGCGAGGCGGCGTCGTTCCGCGACTACTGGCACAGCAAGCCCGGCGCGGACGGGCGGAAGGTCAACTGGAGCGCGACCTGGAGGAACTGGGTGCGCCGCAGCAGCGAACGGAGGACGACGAATGGCACAGGATCTCGCGCGGGCAACGGTTTTCTCGCAGTCGCTCGGGAGCTGGCTGCAGAGGGCCGAGACCGAGACGCCGGGCTCGCAGCTTTCGATACCCCCGAGCGTCCGGACCGAGGCTGAACGCGCCCTGCAGGCCGTCGAGGACGCGTTGCAGCCCGCGCCGCAGGCGACGGTCGAGCGGTGGCTCGGCGCGCTCGGGACGCTCGTCGCGGGTCAGCTTAGCGCCGAGGACGCTAGGACGCGGATCGCGGCCTACGCGGCGATGCTGGCCTATCCGAGGCAGGCCTACACCCGGTCGAGCCTCGACGCAGCGGCGCGCAGCTGCAAGTGGTTCCCGAGCTACGCCGAGGTCTGCCAGCTACTCGACGCCGAGGTTGCGGCCGCGCATCGCCAGCGGCACCTCCTGCGGCGAGCGATCGCGGCGCCGGTCGAGGGCGACAGGCCGGTGGGGCGGTACTCGACCATGACCGACGCCCAGAGGGCGGAATTTGACGCCGCGATGGCGAAGTTCCGGTCTCGGTTTGCCTCGGATGCCTCCAGAATCGCCGAGGATGGCTCAGGAACGCCGGAAGCCCGCTGACCCTAGGCAGGGTAGCGGGCGACCGGCTTTCGGCGCTCCTAGGGCCGCTCTAGGCGGTTTCGGGTCGGAGATGCGCCGGCAGGCGGCGATGAGCTTCCGCGATGGCATCGCTCCACTCGATCCCAGCCAAGTGGGCCGTGTCGCGGACCCGGCGGCGGATCAGGACGTCGCGCAGCGCGGCGGCGTCGAGGAGGGAGGCCTCGCCCATGAGGTCGCGGAGCTGGGCGAGGTCCATGTCGGGGGAGATGCGCATGGCGCCCTCAGACCCGGAACAGGCCGCTGTGCGGGACGAAGTCCCACATCGGCCCGGTGTAGCCGAACTCGGCGTCGGGCCGCACCAGCCGGTACACGCCGCCGCTGATCCCGGCCACCTTGAGGGTGAGGAAGCCGACCTTCACGATGCTGCCGACCGTCCAGTTCTGCTTCGAGTTCTTGATCATCGTTCGTCTCCGTTAGTGGGGTTGCGATGCGAGGAACATACACCGCCGGTTTCGCCGCACCATTGCAAAGAACGCAGGGCGTTATGCGGTTGACGCATGGCGTGGGGCGGGGCATGATTTGGGCCATGCAGACCATGCCTGATCGCAATTTGCGATAATCTGCCATGGCGAAAGGCACGAAAACCGGCGGCGGATCAAGGGCCGGGCGACCAAACCGCTCGACCGCGAACGCCCGCGAGGCCATCGCTGCGTTCGTCGAGCAGCAGACGCCGCGCCTCGGCCACCTGCTCGAGCGCATCGAGGCCGAGGAAGGCCCGCTGGCGGCGTTCCGCTGCATTCAAGACCTTGTCGAGTACCACGTGCCGAAGCTCGCGCGCACCGAGGTGACCGGCCCCGAGGGCGGCCCCCAGGTCATCCGCTACGAGTGGAGCGAGCCCGAGTGAACGCGCCGCGCGTTCAGACGGTCAAGTTGCCCTACGCGCCTCGGCGGGCGTTCCTGCCATTCCACAAGCGCACGCAACGCTGGGCCTGCCTCGTCGCGCATCGCCGCGCCGGCAAGACGGTCGCGGCGGTCAACGACCTGATCCGAGCCGCGATCACCGCGCAGCGACCTCACGCGCACTACGCCTACGTCGCGCCGTACAGGTCGCAGGCCAAAAGCGTCGCCTGGGACTACCTCAAGCGCTTCGCCGCGCCCGCGACCGCTGGCGTCAACGAGGCCGAGCTGCTGCTCACGACGCAGACGGGCGCGAAGATCCAGCTGTTCGGCGCGGACAACGCCGACGCCATGCGCGGCCTCGGCTTCGACGGCGTCTACTTGGACGAGTACGGCGACTTTCGCCCGAGTGTCTGGGGCAACGTCATCCGCCCGACGCTCTCGGACAGAGCTGGCTGGGCGGTGATCGGCGGGACGCCCAAGGGCCGCAACCAGTTCTACGAGGCCTTCGACGCCGCGCAGCGCAGCCCAGACTGGTTCTGCCTGCGCCTGCCGGCCAGCGTTTCGGGCATCCTGCCGCCGACCGAATTGCACGCGCTCCGCGCGCAGCTGACGCAGGACCAGTACGACCAGGAGTACGAGTGCAGCTTCGAGGCCGCGATCCTCGGGGCGTTCTACGGCGTCGAGATGCGCGAGGCCTCGGACGCGGGCCGCATCGGGCGCGTCCCGCACGATCCCGATCGCCCGGTCTACACCGCGTGGGACATCGGATACCGCGACGACACCGCCATCTGGTTCTATCAGGTCGCTGGCGGCGAGATCCACGTGCTGGACTACCACGCCAGCAGCGGCTCGACCGTCGCGGACCTAGCCGAGGTCGTCGCAGGCAAGCCGTTCCGCTACGCCCGCCATCACCTCCCGCACGACGCGCGCGCCAAGACGTTGGCGAGCGGAGGCCGCAGCGTGGTCGAGCAGCTCGCGGCGCTGCTCGGCGGCATCGGCAAGTTTCAGATCGTGGCCGACCTCGGCGTGCAGGACGGCATCCAAGCCGCGCGCCTGGTCCTGCCACGCTGTTGGTTCGATGCCGACCTCTGCCGCGAGGGTATCGAGGCCCTGCGCCAGTACCAGCGCGAGTATGACGAGGACAAGCGCGCGTTCCGCGCGACGCCTAGGCATGATTGGACCTCGCATCCTGCCGACGCTTTCCGTATGCTCGCGGTCGCGTGGCGCGAGGAAGCGCCCGTCGAGCCGCCTCGGGCCGACCGTCCGCTGCTCGTCGGTGCGACCAATGCCGCCACCTTGAACGACATGTGGGCCGCGCACGAAACGCGCAGCAGGAGCGCCAGGATATGAGCGAGTCGAGCGAGTACCACGCCGCGATGGGCGAGTTCGCAGGCCACATGCTCTGCACCGCCATCGCCGCGCATTTCATGCACTGGTCCACCTCGAGCTACGCCGCGCACAAGGCCGTGGGCGAATACTACGAGGCGATCCCCGGCCTCGTCGATGGCGTGGTCGAGGCCTATCAGGGCTGCTACGGCCTCGTCGGCAAGTTCGTCGCGCGCATGGACAACCCGCGCGGCAAGGGCGCCGACGCGATGGTCTCGTACTTCGAGGACCAGAAGGCCTACGTCGAGAAGCAGCGCAAGAAGCTGCCCGAGCGCAGCGAGCTGCAGAACGAGATCGACACCATCGCGTCGCTGATCGACGCGACGAT